GCCGAGCGAATGGCCGCCATCGGCCGCGCAGCACGGCGAAGGCGCGCGCGACGGGCCGATGCGCGAAGCGGGGTGAGATTGTGGTGTGTGGCGTTTGCGTTGGGCGGACATTGGGGAGCAAGCGCGCATGGCATGGCATGTCGTCGAGGCGGATGAAGGTAAGGATTTTGACGTCTGTTTACGGCTGGCCGCCGCGGGCTACAACGTCTGGCGGCCTGTCGATCAAGTGCGCATCGCTGCAAGGTGGCAAGGGAAAGCGCTCGGCAAAAACCAGAAAGTGATTCGAAAGATCCCGAGGTTCGGCCGTTATATGTTCCTCGACGCGGAGATGAGTGACGCTATCCACAGCGCAATTAAGCAGACGCCAGGCGTGAGGGATTTTCTTTGCATGGCGGGCACAGCGCAGCCAGCGGAGATTCCGTCTGAACTGATTGAGTTCTATCGTCATAACGTGCCGGAACGGACGAAGCGCAAGAGCGGCATAAAGCCCACGGATACTGTGCGAATCCTCAATGGTCCGTTCACTGGTTTCAATGCTCTGGTTGTCGAAGTGGTTGACAAGCGCGGCACGCTCAAAATAGAAGCGAGTCTATTCGGCAGACCGACGCCCCTCATCATCGAAGTCGGTCACGTTGAGCTCGTGGAGCATGGCCTCCGGCCACCGATCAAGCCCAACGTAAAGGCGCATAGCTCGCTGCAGCGAGCGTGAGTGCGCAAGCCATGCCATCCCCTGATCAATCTAGCGGGTCCTTCCTGGACATCCACAATACGGATAAGGCGGGGGTCCGGGGGGGAGAACGTAAACGCAATTTGCAACAGGGTTGACGAACCAACGTAAACCATGGGCGCTGACGCTTCAGTAGTTGACGATGCGGATTGGGCAAGCGTTTCGGATGTCGCCCGCCAGCGCGGCGTCACCAGGCAGGCGATCAGCAAGCGCGTGAAGGCGCTCGCTGGCCGCGGCAAGCTCAGCACTCAGGGCGAAGGCCGCAATCTTCGGTTTCATCTGCCGACATTCGATGTGTTGACCGCCTCGAGCCATGATCCGGCGCAGGATCTGCGAAATCGCCATCAGCGCTCGGCTCCAAAACAAGATGAAGGATCGAACGAGCGTCCGGTCGAGGTCGACAAAGAAAAGCGTCAAAGACCCGTTCCTGCTGCACAAGATCTGGCGAATTCTTCGAGTTACGACGCGGCCTCGGCGCGCGAAAAGAACGCCAAGGCCGAACTTGCGGAGATGCAGCTTGCGCAAAGGCGCGCAGAGCTCATCCAGGTCAAGGACATCGCACCGGCAGCCGGAGAGATCGGCGTTAAGCTGCAGCAGATCATACTTGGGCTCAAATCCAAGGCTGGAAAGGTCTACGCAGCGGGCGCCACGGGCGGCGAAGAAGCGACGCATATCGCACTCAGCGCGATCGCAGATGAAATGATCGCTCAGACGCAAAACGCGATGCTGATGTTGGCCGCCAGCGAAGCCCAAACAGCGGAATAAGGTTGAGATGAAAACCAAATACGCATCAGCCCTGTCGATCATCGCTGGCGCGATCGCTGCGGCTGTTACGCCGCCGTCGACGTTGAGCCCGTCGCAATGGGCGGCGAAGAACCTCGTGCTCGTTGAGGGGCCGCGCGCTGGCCAGCTGTGGGATCCGGCGCAATCGCCCTATATCTGCGCGATCATCGACACGGTGTTTTGCGGCCCGCATGTAAAGGGCACGGTTCGAAAATCCGCTCAGACGGGCTTCACTCAGGGAATCACCGCCGTCGAAGGCTGGATCGCCGCCGAAAATCCGGCGCGAACGCTGCATGTGCTGCCGACGACGAGCCTGGCGCTCGCCTATAACCGCGAGAAATTGCAGCCGGCGATCGAAGCGACGCCGCCGCTCAAGTCGCGCATTCGCGATTTGTCGATTCGTGGCGCGGTCGGGTCGTCGTCGCTTTACAAGGCCTTTCCCGGCGGGTCGATCGCCATTACCGGCGCCAACTCCGCAGCAGAGCTGCAGGCGCGCACAATCAAATACGCGCTGTGCGACGAGATCAGCCAATATCCGAAGGACCTTGAAGGCCAGGGCTCGCCCATGGCCATGATCGACGCGCGCCAGATCGCCTTTCACGCGACGCGCGATTATCGCAAATTGCAGGGCGGGACGCCGACCGAGAAGGGGGCCTGCCTCGTCGACAAGGAGTTCGAGGCCGGCGATCAGCGTTACCAGAAGCTGCCCTGTCCGCATTGCGGCGAGCGCATTCGTCTGATTTTCGGCGGCTATGCCGATGATGCGGCCGGCGTTGGGCTGCGGTTCAATCGCGCCGCGCCTTATGACGCCAATTATGTCGCGCAGTGCTGCGGCGCCCGCATCGATCACTGGCAAAAGGAAGGCATGATCTCGGCCGCGCTGGATCTGCCGGATTATGGCTTCGTTGCTGAACGCCCTGCGCTTGGACGTCATCCGTCCTGGCATATCGACGCGATTTCTTCGAATTTCACGACCTGGGACAAGATCGCCGAGACATTCGTCGCGGCCGGCGATGATCCGCAAAAGCTCAAGAGCTTCTACAATCACTGGCTCGGCCTCGCTTACGAAGAAAAATCCGACGCGCCGGACTGGCAGGCGCTCTACAAGCGCCGCGAAGCTTATGCAGAGCGCGTCATTCCAGCGGAAGCGCTCATCGTCACCATGGGCGTCGACGTGCAGAAACGCGGCCTTTATGTCGAGATGATCGGATGGACGGCGGACCGGCGCAGCTACACGATTCTGGCGTCCTATCTCAGCGCCGGCACGCCGGAAAAGCCCGGCGACACCTCAGATCCGGACGACCCGTGCTGGAAACGCCTTTCCGAGCTGCATGAAACGCCGCTCGCCGACGCGTTCGGCGGCCGCCGTCGCATCGACGCGACCGGCGTCGACTGCCGCTACAACGCGCCCGTCGTCTATGATTGGGTCCGCCGCCATCATGGCGCCTACGCCATCCGCACCGAAGAGGGTTGGGGCCGTCCGGCGCTCGCCGCGCCGCAACTTGTCGACTTCGATTGGCGCGGCAAGCGAATCCGTAAGGGCGTTCAGCAGTGGAAGGCCGGCTCCTACAATCTAAAATCCCGCTTATACGCCTATCTCAATCGCGAAACGGCGATTGGCGATGACGGCATGGTCGTCGCGCCGGCAGGGTTTTGCCATTTCGGGTCATTCCTGACCGAGGGTTATTTTCGCCAACTGACAGCGGAATATGTCGGCTTTGACAAAGCCGGGAACCGTGTCTGGAAGCAGCGCGAGGAAGACAATCACTGGCTCGATTGCCGCGTCATCGCTATGAGCCTCGCCTTCGGCGCGCCGGTGTTCGACATTGGCAATCGCCCCGAGAGCTTCTGGCGCGATCTCGCCTATGAGCGCGGCGCGCCCGAATCGGTGCTGGCGCCGCTGCTGCGCGCGGCTGACGCGGTCCGCGCGGCGGAAACGCCTGCGCCTGCGGGAGACAGCGCTGGGGCCGCAGAGGCTTCGGCGCCGCCGGCCGCGGACAATTGGTCGTATTCCGGAGGCTCCTGGGTATGACGCCGGTTGAAATCGACGCCGCGATCGACGCGCTTGAGCAAGCGCTCGCCTCCGGCGAACTGACGATCGAATATGCTGGCCGTCGTGTGACCTATAAGTCGCAAGACGATTTGCTTAAGGCGCTCGAATATTTCAAGCGCCAGAAACTCGGCGTTCCGGCGACCGGCCCTGCGCCAGCGAGCGCCGCGCGGCACTCTTACGCTGCTTTTGAGCGGGACTGAATGACTTTCAAACCCTCCGCTTTTGATCGCGCTTTGCTCACGGTCGCGCCGACGCTCGGCTTGAAGCGCCTGCGCGCCCGCGCTGCGGCCTTCGAACTGACGCGCGCGTTCGATGGCGCGTCGCGCGATCGCCGACTCGGCAATTGGCGCGCCTCAGCGGCTGGGCCCAACGCCGAGACGGAACGCGCTGGCGAGCTGCTGCGCTATCGCGCGCGGGATCTGGCGCAAAATAACAAGGCGGTCTCGGCAGCAAAGCTGCAATTCATCGGTCAGACCATCGGCACCGGCATTACGCCGCGCGCGGTGCATCGCAGCAAAAATAAGCGACAGGCGGCGGAAGACGCATGGGCGCGCTTCGTCGACACTTGCGACCCGGATGGGCAGCAGGATTACTACGGCCTGCAGGCGACGACCGCCGGCTCGATGTTCATCGACGGCGAATGTCTGCAGGTTTGGCTTAAAGACCGCGCCGGCGTTCCGAATTCGCAGGTCAAGCTGCTCGAAGCTGATCACTTCGACGAAAATCAGACGACGCTGATCGCCGGCAGAGATCCGCGCATCACCCGCGGCATTGAATTCGACGATTGGGGCCGCCGCGTCGCCTATTGGCTGCACCGCGTTCATCCGGGCGAAACCGACGTCTTCCGCCTCAACATCAAGCCGGATCGTATTCCCGCCGAAGATATCGACCATTATTATCACATCACGCGTCCAGGTCAGATCCGAGGCGTCTCCTGGCTGGCGCCGGCGATCGTCAGCCTGCGCGCCGCCGACGACGTGAAAGAAGCGATGATCTGGCGCAAACGCATCGAAGCCTGCATCGGCATCATCATCAACACGCCGGAGGCGCAAGGCGCCGCTACCGTCATTGGCACGCAGGCGACGAACAACGGCCGGCTTGAAGAAACGATGCGCCCCGGCGGCATGTATCGATTCGGGCCCGGAGAAAGCGCGGAAGCGTTCCAGCCGTCGCCGAGCGGCGACACGATGGAATTCCTGCGCGCAGAGCTTTACGCGTTCTGCGCAACGGCGGGCCTTGCCTATCACGAGGTTTCCGGCGACGCGTCGCAGGCCAATTATTCGAGCATGCGCGCCGCCAAGATCGCCGGCTATGTGCTAATGGATCTCGTGCAGTGGATTGTTCTCGCCCCGCGGATCAAAGCGGCGTGGCGTCGCGTCATGGCGCGGGAATATGCGCTGACCGGCGATCGGGCGCTGCTTGCAGTCGGATGCGAATTGGCGATGCCGCATCGCCCCTGGGTCGACCCGCTCAAAGACGTCATGGCGAAAATTCTCGAAATTCGCGCCGGGCTGCAGGCGCATCCTGACGCGCTCGCGGAGCGCGGCATCGTCATGGATAAGTTCCTTGCGGACGTCAAAGCGTGGGCCGAGTCGCTCGATGCGCTCGGCATTGTCTTCGACACCGACGCGCGCCAGGTCGATCGCTCGGGCGCGCTCCAACAGCTGCAGACCGCGGCAAGCGTCGCTGGCGATAAGCAAGCCCAACAAGGATAGAACATCATGAGCATTCTGCGCCGGTCAAACGGCGCCGCGCCGCAGGGTTTTCAACCCGGCGGAACGCTGGCGCGCGAAATGTCTTTCACCACGCGCGGCGCATCGACGTTCGACGAGGCTAATCGGTCCGTCGAGGCGGTGTTTGCTGCCGGAACGCCGGTGCGTCGCTGGGGCATCATCGAAACGCTGAGCATGGATCCGGCTGCGATCGATTTGTCGCGCATCGGCCTTGGCCAAGTCCCGCTTCTCGACTCGCACAACGCCTTTTCGCTTGAAGCGGTGCTCGGCCGCGCCGCAAGCGCGCGCATTGAGGGCGGACAGCTTGTCGGCGATCTTGAATTCGGCTCAAGCGAACGCGCTCATGCCGCCGCGGAAGGCGTCAAAAGCGGCCAGTTCAAGGGGATTTCGATCGGCTATTCGGTTCAGCAATGGACCATGATTTCGCAAGATGACGGCGGCGTCGAAACCTGGCGCGCCGACAAATGGACGCTGCTTGAGGTCTCTCTCGTCAGCGTTCCTGCAGATCCCGCCGCGATGGTCCGGGCCGTCGCATCGAGCGGGCTCACCCCGGATATTCAAACAGAGGAAGACGATATGACCCGATCCGCCCAGCCGGCGGCCGCTGCGGCGGCTATCGAGCCAAACCCTGCCGGGGCTTCGCCTGCCGCTCCCATTGCTGTGGAAACCCGCGCCGCGCCTCCATCCGCTCCCGCGACGGCTACGGAAACTCCTGCGGCGCCCGAGCGTCAGCCGATGAACGCGCGCCAGGCGCTGGAGTTGCTTGAGCGCGCCGAATTCTTTGGCCAGCGTGAACTTGCCGAGCGGCTGATTCGCGACGGGCGCGACGAGACGGTGATCATTTCGGAGGTTCGCGCTGCGTCCGCCGCCGCCGTCCAGCCGCATGCG